GGTCTTTTGGGCCCCAAAACGGGCCAACGCTGCTAGTTTTGCCCCTTGTGAGCCCACCAACCTTATGCCATGTTGACTAAGACAACGGGCAATAGAGCCGGTTGCTTAAAAAGGTTAAAGATCATGGCAAAGCGCAAAACAGCACAGACTTCAAAGACCGACTGGCAGGAAGTGACCGTCCGCCAGCGGACCCTATTGGCAGACACCTCCACGGCTGTCTTCGATCTGGAGATGTCCCTCAAGGCTCTTTCGGATAATTACTGGACTGTCGATGCCGACGCTCTGAGTTGCCTGATTTCCTCGCTGTCCCGCACAGCGTCTGACATTCAAAACCGCATTGATATGCACCTTGCCTATATGCCCTCACCGGAGGCGGAATGATGCCCCTTCCTCAGTCCATCGTTTACGCAGAGGCCCAATGGGATGCCGATGAGGCCCGTCCCGGCCATGGGACATGGTGGGCGGTCGTGCTAGCATCTGACCACCATACACAGTTGGTATCTAGGGGCCCATATCCCGATCAGTCTGCCGCACAACACGCGGCGGTTTTGATCGCGGAGAAGTTGGCGCAGCATGTGAAAAACTTGGAGTGGAGAAAATGGGAAAAGTGAAAGAGTTGTTGCTCGACGATGACTGGGATGATGCGTCCCGCGTGGGCGAATACCCGGTGTCCGTTGACCGGCACCCGACTGACAAGACTTTTTATACCGTGTCCTATTACGGCAAAGAGGTCGGTTTCGTGCAGTGGTCCAAGGCAACACAATCATGGCGTGCGGTGTCTGCCGTCACGCACAGGGTGTCCCATGTGGACAGTCAAAACCAAGCAGTCAACCGCGTAATGGAGGAAATGGCATGAAACTTAATCAGGCAGGTGTAGGTGATACCGTGTTATTGCCCGTCAAGGTGCTGGACAACATGGCGTGGGCATCGCCCGGTGCGCCGACAGTCCGCGTGGAGTTTGAAGAGGGCAACGACGGCAAGACGATCATGCACCTCAATCGGTACACGGTCGTGTACCCATGCAATGAACCCCGTGAAGCCCCCATCGAAGTCGATGACATTGTCTTCGTGGCGTTTGAGGATGGGAAGTGGCGCGTTGCGGACCGGTTCCAAGACCAGTTGTTCCTGACCCCGGAAATGGACATTACGGAGGCGCTGTCGGACTATCCGCGCCGGGCGTTAGTGGCGGACGTGGGCGATTGCTACCACGTCTCTCCAAAGGGAGGCCGGTGATGTTCCCGAAGTTAGTTGATTTCGTGGCGGGGGCTTTTGCTTTCGTCGGCGCGGTGATCGTGTTCTTTTCCACCATCCTAATAATCCCGCTGGTCGCGTTGCTCCTATCAAAGCCTGCGTGTTCCCAGAGCGCGTGCGTGACGAACACTTACTTCATGGACGGGAAGATGGTCGTGTGCCAAACCTGCTGCAACGGAAACAACTGCAACACGGTGTGCTTCTGATGCCAAAATGGACCCAAAGGTTCCTTGATATGGCGGCGGTCGTGGCGGAGTGGTCGAAAGACCCCTCCACCAAGGTCGGCGCAGTCGCCGTGGACCCGGATTCGCGGGCCGTTCTCTCGACGGGCTATAATGGCTTGCCGAGAGGCGTGGTTGATGATTGCTCACGGATGCAGCGACCGGGGAAATACCTCTGGACGGCGCACGCAGAAGAGAACCTCGTCGCGCACGCGGCCCGGCAGACGCTGCGCGGGGCGACGGTGTACGTCACGCACCTGTGCTGCGCGAACTGCACGCGGATGCTCATCAACGCAGGTATCAAAAAGATAGTTTGCGGGCCGGGCCTGACGAACATGGACTATGAGCATTTCGCCGTGGCCCGGCAGATGATGAAAGAAGCAGGGATAGAGCTGGAGGTGGAAGATGTCCAACAATGATGGGGCCGCAGTCGCGCAGTACATGGCGGTGGGCGAGGAACTCTCCCGGGCCATGGTGGAAGTGGCGCACCTGCGTGATGCACTGCGGAAGATACGCGATTATCCCGGAAACAACCCGGTCATTTATGATGGGGATGATGTTATCGACATGAAAGAGATTGCCCGCGCTGCGCTTGGGGAGAAAGAGTGATGACTGACTACAAAGCAATGATTGAAGAACACTCCTGCAAGCCGAACCAAGGTTGCGGAGTGATGACGATTTGCATGTGCGGCGTAGCGGAAGACATGGCCGACGAAATAGAGCGGCTGCGTGCGGCGCTGCGGGAAATCGCAAAGACGGACATTCAAACGTGGGCAAAGACTGCGTTTGAGAAATGCGATTGGTCGATTGTGGAACGCATTGCAGAAGTCGATCAGCAGGGCATTGCTTGCCGTGCTTTGGCCGGGGTTGAAGCCCGCACCGCGCTTGGGGAGAAAGAGTGATGAGAGACATCACAGACCGATTGCGCGGTTTAGTGCCGCACTGTGAAGATCATGCTGACTATACCGAAGATGATCTTCTGATTCTTCAATCGGCAAAGGAAATCGAACGGTTGCGCGAAGAAGTGGCAGACATGCGGAAGTTATTTGCGCTGATTAACGACGCCGCGCTTGGGGAGGAAGAGTGATGGCCGGTCCGCGCATGTTCTACAGCTTAGGCTCTTATGAAGATTATCTGCGTCGATCATGCGAGTTCAATCGCCGCGCCGCTGAACAGCGAGAGCCGCCACGGGATTTAGGTGAGCTTCTACGTCTTGACCGTGATGAGATCATTTATCTGCCGGGTCCAAAGGCAACGACAAATGCAATCGGCGTCCCTCTGATCCGCGCAGCGTTTGGGGAGAAAGAGTGATGATCGCTGCCATCTTCGCGGCGGTGTTCTCTATCCAGTCAGCCCCGCCCAATACCACGGACGCTATGCTGGACGCTGCCGCAGACCGGCACGGCCTTCCCCGGCAATTAGTCCACGGAGTGGCGTGGGTCGAGAGCCGCAAGAGATGCGGGGCAAAGAACGGCCAGTATAAGGGCATGATGCAGGTGGGACGTGCGGCAGCACGCGAAGTCGGGCTCCCCCACCCATTTTTGGGCTGTGAGGACGAGATAGAGGCTGGTGTCCGCTATCTGGCCGTGGCAGTCTCTAAGGGTGGAACGGGTTGTGCGGGCGTGTCCCTGTATCAGTCCGGCCATGGGGCCAAGCCCCGGTGTACCGCCTACGGCAAAAAGGTCTTGAGAGCAGCGGAGAGGAAAGATGGGTGACATAGTTAAACGGCTGCGTGAACAACCAACCATGAGTAGCTTTGCAAATATTGGCGATATGGTGGGACGGTTGAACCATGAGCGTGAAGAAGCCGCCGACGAAATAGAGAGGCTGCGTGAGGCTATTCGGCAAGCAGATTGCGTTCTTCAGTTGCTTGCTCCCGAAAATCATAGCCAAACAACAGAAGCGGAAATGGCCTCTTTATTGTCGTCCATTAGTGAAAAACTGAGCAGGATGGTTGAGGAATGGGACAGCGCCGCGCTTGGGGGAGAAGAGTGATGGATGACGAAAAGAAGCCCGCGTGGGCAAGGTGTGCCAAGTGCGATCACCGGCATGTGTTTGCCTACATACCCATGGAAGCAATGAAGATGGTCAAGTTGATGCACCGGCTTTCATGTGCCATGTGCGGCAACACCGACACCGATAAGTTTTATCTATGCGATGACCCTGCGCTTGGGGAGAAAGAGTGATGGGTGAGTATTTCCGTTACCAGTTTGAAGATGTGCCTGTGCGATACGAAGGCAAAGAAGTCTACGCGACCGGGGAAGCAGAGCTTTACTACGAGTTGGACCTCCCCGACCCGGATGTCGGGATCAACACGCTTGGCGTAGATTGGGAAGTGTCTTCGATGGGGCTGGAACTGGTCGAAGAAGATGGTGACCAAGTCCTGCTCACTGGGGACGCGGCCATCGACTGCTTGGGCGTGTACCGGCAGATCTACCAGCACCTGCGCGACAATGAGCAAGATGTCGTGGACCGCGTGCTGGCAGACGTAGCGTGGTCTTGATTTGTGTCTAGGCCCGTAATACCGTTTTCCACAACACGGAGGCGGCTGTGGAAAACTGTAGAGAGTGTAAGTTTTGGGACCACGATGGGCTGTCTTCCTATGGCATCTGTCGCGCGGTTCCGCCAGCCGGGCAACTAGGCTGGCCGCGCGTGCAGCCAATAGATTGGTGCGGCGCATTCGTAAAAGATGAAAAAGCTGTGGAAAAGGTGAAAAATGTCGGTCGCCCAGTCAAAACTCGTTAAGCACTACAAGGAAGTCCGCGCCCGTCTGGAGGGCAAGCCTGCGGTAGTTGCGCCTGTAGTTACACTGCCCGCTCCTGAGCCAGTGCCGGAAATGGTCGAGAAGCGGAAGTCTGATTTCGAGAACCGTTCTGAAGCAATCAAGGAATGGGTGCAGCGCGAGATGGCGCGCTGGGACAACGTCCCCAAGATCTCGACAACGATCAACATAAATAGGCTCATCCAAGAAGTGGCGGAGAAGTACAAAGTCCCGCCCACGCTGATGCTGCAAGATAGTCGGTGTCGGCCATTAGTCTTCGCCCGGCACGAACTGTTTTATCGCTGTGTCATGGAGAAGGGTTGGAGTTACGCTCGTATCGGGCGCTACTTCGACCGCGACCATACAACCGTGCTGCACGGCGTTCGCACGCACGCAAAGAAGTACGGCCTGCCGCTACCAGAAGGAGTGAAAAGCTGATGGACGAAGAGGAAGATTTCGTTGACGAAGTCCCGCCATTCCAGCCCTCCGAACTGGCACAAATGGCATCATCCTTGGTTGCCTTATCCCGAGCCGTTGACAATGCCAGAGATCGTCACGCTAGAACCCATCTCCTCACCGCTATGTCGGGCATCGCTTACATGCTCAACCCCCCTAGAGGAGAACTCGTCGTTGCTTCCGACAACGGAAAGCGGTGACGTGGATTATCGGTCGTTGTGGGTTGCCGCGCAGGCGGAACTTGCGGTCGAACGGGCAGTCAGAGAAACCTACCAGCACATCGCCACAGAGCGACTGCTACGCATCATGGAGTTAGAGAATGGCCGTTGACCTAGAACCGATTTTCGAGCGGGCCGAAGACGCGAACCTTACCCACGCGCTGTTAATCGGGATCTCTCACGACAACAGCTCATTCCATATTTATGGCGATGAGGAAATGCTCGCGCCAATCGCCCTGACCCTATTGGCCGTGGCGCAGAAATTGGTGGTCGAAGACCTCGCCAATATGGACACTGGGGTTCTGAATTGAATTTGTGGAAACACCAAGCCGACGTGATGCCCGCCCTAAAGAGCGGGCATTTTCTTCTTGCATGGGAACCCGGTTGCGGGAAAACCCGGCCATTATTGGAGGCGGGGAAGGACGGTCGGCAGCTTTATATCTGCCCGGCTGCAATCCGTTTCCAAGTCGCTGAAGAAGCGGTGCGCTACGGTGCACGTGTACAGGAAGCTGTACAGGTCTTGCGGAACGGTAAAGACAAGTTGCGCCCTGATGCGGAGTTGGTCATCTGTTCATACGATCTGATGGCTACGCTGCCAGTGTGGCGGCAACTTTTTGCGGCAGAATGGGATAGCTTGGTTCTAGACGAAGGCCACATGCTCAAGACACCGTCCGCCAAGCGGACGCGGGCCGTGTATGGCTTTAAGGCGGACAGTACGGGTGCGCTGTTCCGGCGCGCAAAACGTGTGTGGGTTGCGACCGGCACGCCGATAATGAATGACCCCAGTGAGATCTGGACGCACGTCAGCCGGTTGTTCCCAGAAGCCAAAGGCGATTGCCGCACGCTCTCGCATTGGATCGAACGCTACTGTCAATATATTGACACCCCCTATGGTCCAAAAATATTTGGGGTCAAAAATCTGGACGAACTGCGGCAGAAGCTGGGGCCAACGATGTCCCGGCTGCGGAAGGTGGATGTCCTAAAAGATTTGCCGCCGTTGCTGGTGGACACGTTCGTCGTAGAACCGCGCGACATTGATCTGACCGACGTGCCAATGGACGCGCTGGAAGAGTTGGAACGCCTGCTACGGGATGACAGTAATGATATCACTGCAATCACTGCGCTATCAGTTCCTCTGTCTACTCTCCGCCGTAGGATTGGTTTGGCTAAAGCGAAAGCGGTTGCGGAAGCGGTTCAAAACTACATCTGGTCCGGTGGTGACAGTAAAGTGCTGGTCTTCTTCCAGCATACCGATGTCGGGCAGGAGATATTTGACGCGCTGCGGTTTAATGGGCCGGTCCTTTATCAAGGTGGAATGACACCAACCCAAAGAGAAGCCGCGCTCAAAACCTTCCACCAAGATCCGAAGTGCAAAGTTTTCATCGGACAAATCCAAGCCGCAGGCACCGGGCTCAATCTACAAGTAGCAGACAGAGTGTTCATCGCAGAACCGGCGTGGACACCCGCGCTCAACGAACAGGCGATTGCACGCTCATATCGGGGCGGGCAAACCAATATGGTCCACGCTTCCCTGTGTGTATTGAAAAAGTCAGTTGACGAAGATGTGACTAGGGTGCTAGTGCGTAAAGCCAAGTTAGTCAGTGAAATCGTGGACGGAGAAAAAGATGGCAGCGCACAGCAGGTTCGGAGCAAGCGGAGCGCATCGGTGGATGCGGTGTCCGGGGTCGATTAGCCTCTCTGAAGGTATCGAGAACGTATCGTCGGCATTTGCGGAGGAAGGCTCACGTCTCCACGCATTGTCAGAAGACATGCTGCGCGGGCAAACCCGGCTCTTCGACACTGAAGAATTTACTGACGAGCAACTGTCCGTCGCACAGGCTTACGTGGACGTGGTCCAACGTGAGCATGAAGAACTTGGCGGTTCACTGCTGGTTGAGCAACGCTTCAAACTCCCACAGCATCCTGAGTTCTTTGGTACGGCGGATGCGGTCATCGTGTCGCCGCCGCACCTGCGCGTGCTTGATCTCAAGGCCGGTCGTGGCGTTGCTGTCGAAGTGGATTACGGCGGCAAGATCAATCCGCAATTGGGTTTCTATGCGCTTGGCGCGCTGACCGTTGCTGGCAATCCAGAACAGTTTACTGACATTGAAGTAGTCGTGGTGCAGCCCCGGTTGGGCGGGGTAAAGCGCCGCAAGGTGACGCTAGATGAGTTGCAAGGATTGGCTAAGGAGCTAGTCCACGCTGCTTATTTAGCGTCACAACCTAATGCGCCCACCGCCGCAGGGTCGTGGTGCAAATTCTGTTTGGCTCGCGCGACGTGTCCGACGTTGAAGTCGCACGTCAACACGCTCGCCAAGGACGATTTCGACGATCTGAAAGATCCGGCAGACATGACGGGTACGATGATCGCGGAAGTGCTGAACGAAGCTGATGTCATCGAAACGTGGCTGAAGGCGGTCCGTGAAAAGGCTCACAAGCAACTAGAGGACGGCGTTGTCGTTCCGGGCTGGAAGCTGGAGGCGAAGCGGGCACAACGGAAGTGGCGTGATGAACGCATCGTGAAGCAGCGCCTTGCGTCGGAGGGTCTAGATGGGTTTCTCGACGAGAAGCTTGTCACCCCCGCGCAGGCAGAGCGCCTTGCTAAGAAGCAGGGTGTAGTGATTGATCTCGCTGACCTCACAGTCAGTGAAAGCAGTGGGTTCAATCTTTCCAGAGACGTGCAGAAGGATTCTGCAACTTCTACCGCGTCTGATGATTTTGCAGAGTGAAAAGGTGAAACAGCAATGACGAAACTTATCATTGGACCCGGTCGCATGTCGTTCCCGGCTTTGTTCGAACCGGCCAAAAACCAAGACGGTACGCCGGGCGACAAGTATCAGGTCACGCTCCTCCTCCCGCCGGACTACGACACTGCTCCGATGGTCGAGGCTCTGAACGCAGCGGCGGCAGAGAAGTGGGGCAACGACAAGAGCAAGTGGCCGAAGACGTTGCGCGGGCCGAAGCTGGTCATCCGTGACGCTGGCGAGAAAGAACATCTCGCTGGTTACGAGCCGGGTTGGAAATTCGTTGCTCTGAAGACGAAGAACCAGCCGGGCATCGTGGACGCGATGAAGAACGAAATCACGGACCCCCGTGAGGTTTATGCTGGCCGTTGGGCGCGTGTCTCTGCACGGGCTTACGCTTACGACAACGTGCTGAAGGGCGTGGGCTTCGCGCTCCAGAACATTCAGTTGCTCCAGCACGACAATCCGTTCGGTGGCGGCGCTGGTCGCGCGAAGGATGACTTCGACGAGATCGCTGCTGAAATCGGCACGGCAGGAGATTGGGACAACTAATTCCCCCAGTTGTCCCCGAGGGCGGCGGCGCTTCAGTCCCGTCGCCGCCCTCAATCATTTAAGAGGCAAGCATGAGATTACATCTGGACTTTGAAACGCGCAGCACAGTCGATCTCCGCGTCACAGGCGCATACCGCTACGCAGAAGATCCAGAGACGGAAGTGATCCTCGCTTGCTACGCCGTCGATGACGGCCCGGTGCAGACATGGTTCCACACGGACGCAGTCGCACTGCCAGAAGATTTACGCGCCGCCCTTGCGGACGATGACTGCATCATCGTCGCGCACAACGCAGGCTTTGAAAAAGCCATGATGCGCTACATCATGGGCCCGCGACACGGGTGGCCGGTCCCGCCCCCACACCGATGGGATGACACCGCCGCCCGCGCAGCGCGCCAAGCTTTGCCCCGCTCTCTCGAAGGCGCTGCAATGGCGTTGGGGCTAGAGGTCCAGAAGGACACAGAAGGCCGCTCACTCATGCTCCGCATGTGCCGCCCGCGCTCTGTTGCGGAAGACGGCAAGATCACATGGTGGGACGATGATGCCCGCATGAAACGGCTGGCGCAGTATTGCGCGACCGACGTGGAGGTCGAGCGCGAACTCGACAAGATCCTGCGGCAGTTGACCCCGGAAGAGCGTGACATCTGGTTGCTGACGGAAGAGATGAACGACCGTGGCGTGGCGATAGACGTGGATTTTGCCACCTACGCCGTACAGGTCGCGTCTGAGGCGCAAGAGGCGCTGAACAAGGAACTCAATGAGATCACCGATGGCGCGGTCACGGCAGCGACGAACGTCGGAAAGCTGCGGCAGTGGCTGCTGTCCAAGGGCTTTGGGGTTCTAGAAGGCGAAGACGAGAGCCTCAATAAAAAAGCTGTGGAAAACCTTTTGAAGTCGGGAGCCATTCCAGACGATGTCCGGCGCGTGCTGGAGATCCGTCTGCTGGCAGGCAAGAGCAGTGTCAAGAAGTTCCAAGCCATGCTCGACCGGGTGTCGAAGGACGGGCGCGTGCGTGGCAATCTCATGTATCACGGTGCTTCCACGGGGCGGTGGAGCGGCGCTGGGGTCCAGTTGCAGAACCTCCCGCGCGACACCGTGAAGGATTTTGATTGGTCCCGGAAGAACCTGACTGCGTCGATGGACAAAGTGCTGTCCACCCTGTCGCGCATGGTGCGTGGGTCGATCATGGCAGCGCCGGAACACAGGCTCATGTGGGCCGACTATGCGGCAGTCGAAGCACGCGGCGTGGCGTGGCTCGCGGGTCAGCAAGACCTGATCGACCTCTTCGCCAAGGGCGGCAAGGTCTATGAAGAGATGGCGGCTGTGATCTTCAACGTCCCGGCTGAAGAAATTGGCAAGGACAGTCTCGAACGCTTCCTTGGCAAGACCGTCATTCTCGGCTGCGGCTATTCGATGGGCGCGCAGAAGTTCCGCATGTCGTGCGCCGCGATGGGCACGGAGATCGACGAAGAGTTGGCCTACCGTGCGGTCAATGCCTATCGCAGCAATTATGCAAAGATCCCGCGCTTGTGGAAAATGCTGGACGAAGCGGCGATTGCCGCAATCGGGCAGCGTGGGCGTGAGACAACATACCGCTCCGTGTCGTTCTATGCGGACAAGAATTGGTTGCTTATCAAGCTGCCGTCTGGCCGGAAACTATTCTACCGTGATCCGCGTCTGGTCACGTATGCCGGTCCTTACGGCGAGAAGGTGAGCGTCGAGTATTCCGCCGTGAATAGCATGACGAAGAAGTGGAACCGTGAGCGGACGTTTGGTGGAAAGCTGACGGAGAATATTGTGCAGGGGCTGTGCCGTGATCTAATCGCGGACGCGATGCTGCGCCTTGAAACAAATGGCTATCCTGTCATCGCTTCTGTCCACGACGAAGTCATCAGCGAAGTGCCAGTCGGGCAGGGGTCGATTGAAGAGATGGTGGCGCTGATGTGCCAGTTGCCGGATTGGGCAAAGGATTTCCCGCTTGCAGCGGAAGGTAAAGAAGGTGTGAGGTACGGTAAATGAAGACTGAAGATTTAGCTAAAGAACTCGGCGGGATCTTGGATGAGGCGAAACAGCTTGTAACAAAGGACCGGGCTGGTACCCATGGCAATGCAATCGAAACACTCGACGCTTTGGCTGAGTTCTGGCGCTCATACATCTACGTTAGAACAGGCGATGTTGTCTATCTTAATGGGTCTGATGTCGCTGAGATGCTTTGCATGTTGAAGCTGGCCCGCAAATGCACGGGCAAGTTCCACCGGGATAACTACGCAGATACCATTGGCTACGCGGCATTGGCTTACGCTGCCGCAAAGTGGGAAAATAGTGATGAAGATTGAAAGTTCAGACGATCTGCTGAAGGCGGTTGAGGCCGCTCGAATTGAGCAGGGTCTTTCCGAACGTCAACTATCAGCTAAGGCCAATATGTCACATGGCTCTTATTGGTGGTGGAAAACTCATGCGGGTACCACATCGCTGGACGTGGCGTTGCGCTATATTAGAACGCTCAATTTGAAGGTCGAGGTTAGCTCCCAGTAAAAAAAAAGGCCCTTTGCGGGGCCTAAGTTTACAGGGAGAATCACGGAAAAAGGGCACGGCGGTGCTGCGTCCTTGGTTTCCGATAGGGGGAACAATGACAGAGAATGTTTTGAAGTACAAGGTCACTTTCGGACAATCCACGGCTCCTTTCATTGCCGCACGGTTTCCGCAGAATGATCTGCTTCCAATCGTGCCGTTCGATGCGCCTTTGGCAAAGGGCACGACCGTCGCGCCGGAAATGCGTGGCAAGGTGCCGGGCATGTTTTCGCGTGGGCAATGGTGGGGTCTTGGTGGCGCGTGGCCCACAATGGGCATCACCGACACACAGATCAAAAACGCTGCGCCGTGGCCCACAGAGAACGTCGGCCTGCGTGCCGAAAATTGGCCTGCGGTAGACATCGACGTTGCGTCGGATGAAGCACGCGAGCTAATCGAAGGCATCGCAGCCTTCCATCTGGGCGCTGCACCAGTGCGCGTGCGTGCCAATGCACCGCGTGCGTTATGCGTCTTCCGCCGTACTGGGGACGAACCGATCCGCAAGATGCGGATTGTTTTCCGTGACGCGGACGATGTCGAACACGCGGTCGAGGTGCTGGGCGCAGGTCAGCAATACTTGATTGCAGGACGGCACCCAAGCGGTGTCATGTATGAATGGCGACCGAACGCGGATCTCGCGCAATACACGGCAGACGGTCTGACTAAGGTCACTGCCGCAGAGATGCGTGCGTTCATGGATGCAGTGGCTTCAGAGATCACTGGCCGTGGCTGGACTATTATCACCAACTCAAAGCTGAAGCAGTCGGTCACAAGCGGCGGCGTTGCTGTGGCAGACGCGGAGCCAATCATTGATCCGCAAATTGCTTTGGCGGCACTGAAGGCGATACCGAACAATGAAGAGACGTTACCACTACGGGAAGATTTCATTGGGCTGCTTGCATCGTTTAGGGCAGCAACTGGTAAAGCGTCATACGACCCGCAAATTGAAGAAGAGGTACGTAAATGGGCGGAGGAGTACGAATGGGCGGACGCGGCTTATTTTGAAGGTGTATGGCGCTCCCTCACCCATGTCCGCGTGGGATCGGACAAACTCTTCGCACTGGCAAAGCGCCACGGTTTTCACGGCGCGGCAGCGGCTGATTTTCCTGACGACAACTCTGTGGTCGAAGCAGAAAAAATTGTCGAAGCCGTCCAAACGGAAGAAGAAGAAGCGGAAGAACGACTTCGCGCGGTTTGTCGTCGTCTCGTTTACTGGGCAGACAAAGGTGTGTTCATTCTCCGCGATAGT